GTCTTTCCTGGAAAGATCTTTAGAAGACAAAGTGGTCAACCAGGAGCAGCAATTCATGGTTTAAAATTTCCAAGTACCACTACAGAAAACATGATGATGTTTGATCGGTTCAGACAATTAGCCGATGAAGCAACAGGTATTCCTTCTTATTCACATGGAACAACAGGAGTACAATCAACAACACGAACTGCAGCAGGCATGTCAATGTTAATGGGAGCTGCAGCATTAAGCATTAAAACAGTTATTAAAAATATTGATGACTATTTATTAAAGCCCTTAGGAAAGACATTATTCTATTGGAATATGCAATTTAATGATGATCAACCTGGTATACAAGGTGATCTTGAAATTAAAGCAAGAGGAACTTCTTCTTTAATGCAAAAAGAAGTTAGATCACAAAGACTTATGACCTTTATGCAAACGGCATCTAATCCAGCATTAGCACCTTTTGTAAAATGGCATACAATATTAAAAGAAGTAGCTAAATCATTGGATATTGATCCAGAACAAGTGATTAATGATCCAGAAAAAGCTGCAATCTTTGCACAAATAATGGGGATGGTAAATGGAAATCAAGTTAATACAGCCCCTGTTGGAGGACAAGCCCAAATGGGACAGGCTATGCCAGTACCTGCAGGAGCTTCGCCAACAGATAGTACAGGAAATGGAGGGGGCAACATCGGAACAGGCAATGTTCCGTTGCCAGGGGAAGCTGGTTTTGCTTCGCCAATTGCTCAACCTGGAATGGGCAAACAAAACCAATAAACTAGACAAATTAAAATAAATGCAGTATCAGCTACAGTATGATAAGGAAGGTAATGCATCTTTAAAAACAATTGATGCAACGCCTACTCGAAAAATTTCAGAAGGAACTTTTGAAGTTAGTGAATATTTTGCACCACGAATAGACTACGGTATTACTGAAACATACGCTGATAAATTTAGTCCTGAAAAACAATTAGAAGATATTCAAAAAAAATTATTAAATCAAGATAGTGGTAATGGTAAAGATGATTCTACTTATAAAAAAAATCTTTCTCCTGAATTTGATTGGAAGACTTATACCTATAATACTTTAGTTGCAGCTTTAGGTGAAGACGCAGCAAATGATTATTTAAAATATTCAAAAATTGAAGATTATGCAAAAATAGCAAATTGGGCAGCTTTAATTTTTCCTGTTAATTATATAGCTAAAGGAGTTATAAAAGGTGCAGGAAAATTCGCAACTTCAAAGAAAGAAGATATCACTAAGCAATACCTTAACTCTGATTATTATACAAAAAGAATGAAAGCAATGGATCAGGACTATAAGGATTATGGTGACTATGATGTATATTCAGATATTGAATATGGTCCAAGTTATGGAAAAGAAATAACTGAAGGAACTATTTATGATGCAGAAGATCATGGAGAACCACCTAATGGCATAATGTCAAAACCTAAAGCTCCTATAACTCAACCTGTTCGTCATCATTCTCAAAATGGTGGTAGAAGTGAACCTACTGGTCATGGAGATGCAGGTAAGGCTGGTGGAGAACAAACAGAAGCAATAGGTTCTTTTTAAATAGGAAAATATATGGCAATAGATTATACAGGCAAGACAGCAACATCAACAACAGGAACAATTGGAGCAACACCCTTTGTACCCAAACCTGCTGATACTTCTAATTTAGGAGTATCTCAACCTACAGCAAAAAAACCAACTACAGTTGCACCACAAGGTGGTGTAAGACCTTCTGTAAATCTACAAGATTTACAAGATGATGATAAACGAACTTTAAATGTTCATTTAACACCATCTTTAAAAGGCGTTCTGAATAGACTCTTTGGATCTGATTTATTCCCAGGATTGGGAACGGGGGAACCCACAATCAGTGTATCAAAGAAAATTATTGAAGAACGATTTGGCAGTGTTGACAAATTTATGTCAATGGTACAGCCAATAGCAAAAGATGAAATTGTGCCACCTGGAAATACAACGGGATTACTATCTCGAAACGTATAACCAGCCCACAAAATTATGGAAGTGAGCTACCCTTATCCATAAGGCACTCAACCTAAGAGGAAAAAATAATGGAAAACAAAGACAAAGAAACAGTTAAAGTTTCTGAGGAAACAAAAGAAACTAAAACTGAAAAGCCGAAACTATTTAAAAAACCAAAAGCGAATCCTTATAAAAAACATGATGACGCAAGTGATCCTGAAATTGAAGCATTTGCTAAAGGTGAATTAGAGAAGTTTCACAGAGAGAAAGCAGAGACAGCAACCGTTCAAAAGGACACTGAAGCATCTAAAGAAATTGCAAGCTCAGATGGTAAGGCAACTCCTTCAACTGAACGCCCTGAAAATGCCGAAGAACGTGTCTTTAAGAAACGTTATGACGATTTGAAAAGACACTATGATTCTACACTCGGAAAGCATAAAGATGAAGTTCGTACTTTAAGAACTCAACTTGAGCAATCATCAAAGCAGTTTGTTCCACCTAAATCCAAAGAAGAATTAGAATCTTGGAGAAAGGAATACCCTGATGTTTATGAAATGGTTGAAACCATTGCTATGAACAAAGCAGATACTCGTGCGAAGGAGATGGAGACTAAGTATCAAAATCTTCAAGTACAGCAGGAACAAATTAATAGGGAAAAGGCAGAAGTAGAATTGTTACAAGAACATCCTGATTATAAAGATATTCGTTCAAAAGACGAGTTTCACGATTGGGCTGCTAAACAAGATCCTGTTATACAGGGTTGGTTGTATGAAAATGCTTCCAATGCATCATTAGCTGGAAGAGCTATTGATTTGTATAAAATGGATAAAGGTGTTAGCAAACTATCTAAAAAACAGGAAACTGCTGTTAAGAAAGAGGCAGCAAAAGCTATAACAAAAACTGCTAAAGCAACTGAATCAGAATTACCCAAAAAGAAAGTTTGGTCTAATGCTGCAATTGCTAAGATGAGTGTTCGTGAGTATGCGAAGCACGAAGAAGACATTGATAATGCTGTAAAAGAGGGTAGAATCCAACCTTAATAATAACTATAAATTGGAGGCTAACACATGGCTACAATGGGACTGGCTTCTGGCTACCAGAATTTACCTTCGGGTAATTGGGTACCAGCAGTCTATAGTCAAAAGGTTCAAAAGTTTTTCAGACGTGCATCAGTTGTTGAAGATATTACTAACACTGATTACGCTGGAGAGATTGAAAATTTTGGCGACACGGTAAATATCGTGAAAGAGCCTTCCATTACTGTGAGCGACTACGCTCGAGGTCAAACTGTAAACACACAAACTTTGGCAGATGATAAGTTACAACTTACTGTCGACCAAGGTTCTTACTTTGCGTTTAAAGTAGATGACATCGAAGAAAGACAATCACACGTAAATTGGGAAGCTCTTGCAACTTCTTCAGGTGCTTATTCACTAAAGAAGAACTACGACTATAATGTATTAAAACACATTTATGACAATGCTTCAACATCAGCAGCGAACACTGGAACAGATGCTTCGCCAATTGATGGAGATGCTGCGGCAGATACATTAGCAGATGTTATATCAGCTGCTAAGACAGTTCTTGATGGTAATGACGTACCAGAGGAAAACAGATGGCTAGTTGCACCACCAGCTTTTTACAAGCAATTAAGAAAAGCAGGTGCAAAGATTATGGATCAATCAGTTATGGCTGATGGTTCTGCATCTTCTATGAGAAATGGTATGGTAACAGATAGACCTTTATTTGGGTTTAGACTTTACACTACAAACGCAATTGCGGTTTCAAGTGGAGCAGCAGCATCTAAAACTTTCGGATCAGCAGGATCTAATGAGTATGCAATCCTTTATGGACACCAGTCAGGAGTTGCGACTGCAAACCATATTGCGAAAACAGAACTTATCAGAGACCCTGATTCATTTTCAGACATCGTGAGAGGTCTGCATGTTTTTGGAAGAAAAGTTCTAAGAACAGATGCAGTTTACTCTGGTGTTATAACAATTGCTTAATTAGGAGGATAATAGATAGACTATGGCTACATATAACGTAACAGGTGTAGGTGGTACTACTGGACATCCGTCTAATGGTAGAACACCTTACATGGTTGAAAATACAATTGACGTATCAGCAGTTAATGGAGATTCAGGTTCAGCACAAAATGATGTACTTAAATGCATCGATGTTCCTGCAGAAACATTAATTATGGCAGCAGGCGTAGAAGTGTTAACAGCATGTTCTAGTTCTGTAGTTATTGATATTGGAGTAACTGGAAGTACAGCAGGATTTTCTGATCCTGATGCTTTCGTTGATGCTTATGATGCAACAGGTGCAGCTTATGCACCTAGAGATGTTGCAGATGCAGCACCGATGCTTACAATCAAAACAGCAGACACTATAGACGCTTTAATGGCTGGCGGAGCTTCAAGTGCGGGTAAAATCCGTGTTTGGGCTGTATTATGTGATATTTCAGGTATTGATGAAACTGATAGAAACACGAGTACACAACACGATACAGCAGTATAATAATACTGTTTAATTTTAAGGGGGGTATTTATATCCCCCTTAATAAAACCCTTATTTAATATAGGAGATAATATGGCTACATACGATTTAACTCAAAAGACTAATGCAAGTACGGGTCAAAGAATTGTACCTTCTCATAATGAAATAAGGTTACAGAATTTAGAAGACAAAGTTACTTCACAAAGTGAAAAATTAGAACACATTGTAAAGTTACTCAATGAGTTATCAGAAAAGAAATCAACTTCTTGAGATAATTCAAGAATACAAATCTGATAATACTGCCCTCAAAGAGCAGATTAAGGATTTAAAAAAACAATTAGACGATGCAGAGTCTAGAATTAAAAGACTATTAATTCGTTTTGAACAATTTGAATATGACAATAAGGATGAAAAATAATGGCTACAACATATTTAGTTTTATCAAATAGAATTTTAAGAGAGTTGAATGA